GGCTCCATTAGATGTAGAGAAGGTTGGATCTGTACCTGCTGGAAACTTCCAACAAGCATTCCATGATAATGTACCACTACCACCTGACTGTACAAAGAAGACACTACCTACCTGACCTACCCTTGCATTGGTTGGTCTAGCCATAGTATGCCCTGCTGTAACAGTTGTTAAAAAGTTTTGTGCTATACCAAAGTTAAGAGAGACAGAAGTTACACCATTTATAGCTGTTGTATGTACGGCTGCTGCTGCCGACTCACTTAGTTGTAGTTGACCTTCAAGAGAAGTATTACCACTTACTCTTACTGTACCTAAAAATCCTGAGTTACCTGTTATAGTAGCAGTACCACCAACTGCAAAGTTACCTGTTAGAGTTGTATTACCTACTATTGTAACTGTTCCACCCACATAAAGATTAGTACCTATAGATACATCACCACTTACCGAAACATCTCCATCAAAGTTAGCATTACCTGTAGCTTGGAAAGTACCTCCTACAGATACATTGGTAGCTACATCAACATCTCCTGATACTGAAACATCTCCCTCAAATACTGCTTTACCTACTATAGTAACTGTAGAACCTAGTTGAGTAGCACCTGTAATTGTTGCTGTACCACCTACAGATACATTACCTGCTGTATCTATATTGCCTGATACGGATACATTGCCATCAAATACTGCATTACCAGTTACTTGAGATGTTCCACCTACTGAAACATTACCAGCCATATCTACATTACCTGATACAGAAACACTATCTTCAAATATAGCAGCACCTGCAACAGTTACTGTAGATCCAAACTGACTTGCTCCTGTAGCTACAAGTGTTCCTCCTATAGATGCATTCGTAGCAACATCTATATCTCCACTTACAGATACATCCCCTTCAAATACAGCCTTGCCTACAACCGTTACAGTCGATCCTAACTGTGTAGCTCCTGTAGCAGTAAATGTGCCTCCTATAGAAGCATTGGTAGCTACATCAAGATCTCCAGAAACAGATACATCACTTTCAAAGATACCTACTCCTGCTACTGTTACAGTTCCACCTACATAAAGATTGCCACCTATAGTAGCATTATTAACTGATATATTACCTTCAATAGAAGCTGTAATACCAGTAAGATTAGATCCATCTCCAAAGAAAGCAGAAGCACATACCTTACTACTTACATGTACATCTCCTTTTACAGTTACATTTCCTCCTAGAGAAACATTACCTGCTACATCCAGAGTACCTCCAACTGAAGCATTAGTGCTTACTCTCATAGCACCACCTACTCCAAGATCTCCTGTCATAGTAGTATTGCCTACAATAGTTACAGTACCACCTACAAAAAGATTTGTTCCTATAGATACATCACCACTAACAGATACATCACCATCAAAGTTAGCATTACCTGTTATCTGTGCTGTACCTCCAATAGATGTATTACCAGTTACATCTAATGTTCCACCAAGACTTGTATTACCACTTACTCGAACAGTTCCTAGAAAGCCTGAATTACCAGATACAGTTACTGTACTTAGAAAATTAGCAGCACCTCCTACAGAGAGAGTAGATGCTAGACTTGCTGCACCACCTACAGTTACAGTTCCAGATAGATTAGTATTGCCTGATACAGATACATCATCTTCAAAGGTAGCTGCTCCTACAACATTAAATGGTCCAGATACTGATACACTTCCACCTACATGTATAAATCCCGATACTGAAATATTTGTAGCAATACCTAGTTCTGCTTCTACATTTGTAAGGTTTGAACCATCACCATAATAGTAGGCAGCAGTTACATTACCACTTACTTCTACATCATCTTTAAAAGTAGCTTTACCTGTACCTGTTAATGTACCACCTACCGAAACATTAGTAGCTACATCTATATCCCCACTTACAGATACATCATTCTTAAATTCTGTCTTACCTGTTATAGTAGCCGTACTTCCTACTGCAAGTGTACCACCTACAGAAGCATTAGTTGCTACGTCAAGATCACCACTTACGGATACGTCACCTTCAAAGACAGCTTTACCAACAACTGTTACTGTAGAACCTAATTGAGTAGCTCCAGTAGCTGTTAGTGTTCCACCTATACTTGTATTACCTGCTGTATCTATATTACCAGAGACAGACGTATTTCCTTTAACAACTACATTACCACCAAAGTTACCATCACCAGCTACAGTAAGACTGCTTACAGACACATCTCCACCTATAGAAGCTGTAATACCACTAAGATTAGAACCATCTCCATAAAAAGCTCTTGCACATACATCTTGTGTTACTTGTATTCCACTTTGTACACTTACATTACCAAATACCCCTAACGATCCTGAATCAAAAACTTTGTTAGTTGATATCTGTAAAGCCGAATCAGTTCCATCCCCACTTTGAACAGTAACTAATGTAGTTCCTAATCCAGTATTGGTTGTTGTAGCATTTACTTGAAGTATCTGCTTATAAGTTCCCGATATTAGTTTTCCTGTTAAATCTGTCATATCAAATCCCAAGCTCTATTGGCATCATCGTATTGTGTTGTATGCCTTGTTTCTTCTAAAGTAGTAGGATCAACTGTAATCCAACTGTTCTGTATATTCCATAATGTTCCCCTACCACCATTATCAGGTCTAGGATTACGAATAGCAGGATTGTCTCTTACATTTGGTACTCTATTCTGAGGATGGTTTTTTAAATCATACTGTCCTTCATAGTCTTGAGGACATACCAATAACCCATAACTATTTAACCTCATTACTCTATGTGGGTAAACAAATCCACATTCATCACATACGGCTAATGCATTCTTTTGTGTAGCCATTAATTATAAAATGTTAGTCTAGGCAATAGATAGATACTAGCTCTTTCTCTATCTTCTTCCATAGCTCTTGCTAACACTTCCTCATAATTAGTTTTTAACATTGTAATTTTTGTATCTGGTACTAGTGGTCTTTTCATAGACATATAGTAAGCTAGTCCACAAGTAAGAGCAGGTAAAAATCTTTTAGGAGTATCTGCATTTTGTGTAGCAGACTTATTTACATCCTGTAGTTCTTTAACAACTTCCAACTTTATTGTATCTGTAGAGTTTTCTGGTATAGGCCATACAGACATTACTGAATTATCTCTTCCCCTACGAACACTATATTGATTAGGTTTACCTGTTTGTGTCTTTGCAGGTATAATCATATATTCTTCTGGAGTAATACGAGTAAGTTTTACATCTGTATTGGATCTGCTAATTACAACCTCAAGGGCATTAATAGTACTGCTATCAAGATCATAGCTAGTTACTGAAGTTGTAAGAGTAAAAGAAGATGTACTTGTAGACCAGAGAAGTATTCCTCTGTTCTGCCAATCCTTAAGCATTAGATTAATAGAACGTCTAGCTGAAGCAGCTTCATTAGCAAGAGTACTCTCTCCACCAATCATTTCAGAGGCTTCTTGGATTACTTCATCTATATCTAGATTAAAGTTATATGTTCCTGATACTGCCATTATTCTTTATACCCTTCTATTACTGACTCTCATCGACTTCTTTACATTCCACACACTTACAATTTATACAGACTATTACAGGTTCTTTATTAGGGTCGATGAACTTTTTTACACTTTTACCACAATGGCAGTCACAACCACAATCACCACATTTACCCATAAATTATTTTCCTCCCTGCTTACTACCATAAGTGTACCTATATTTTTCTTTTAAGTATTTTGAAGTATCATTCCAATATTTATTAAATGTTTTATAATTCTTTCTTTGAGGTTGTATCTGTGTTGTATCTACTAAACTACAGTTATCTTTTTTATCGTCTACAGATTTATTATATCTTTTTATAAACTCTTCTTTCGATACAACCTCTTTTATTTTATTAGTATATACGTCTATTATTTCCATTAATATAATTTATTGGAATAAGTTGCTTTACCAAATCCTCGTAGAGCTTGACCACCACCTCTACGAAAAACTTTACCACCAGACTTTCTACCAAAAGCTTGTCTAGATTTAACTGATCTTCCAGCATACTTTCCTCCTGTTGGTCCGGGTACTGATGTTTTAGGTGGAGGAGTAGTAGATGTAACTTTACCAGTTTCTATATTAAACCTTTTATTAAGGCTTTTTATTCTTTTATCTATAGCTTTTACTGCTTCAGTATCTCCCCTTTTTTTTGCTTCTCTACTAAGTTTAATTAATTTATTTAAAGCTTTTCCTGCTGGCATTTTAGATTCTATACCTTCAGCTACTGGAAATTTTTTAGGTGGTTTAATCTCTTTAAGTACTTTACCTAGTACTCCTTTTCCAGTACCTTTTTGAGCTTTAATTACTCTACCACCTGCTTTTTTAGGTCGTTTTGTTCCAGCCATTCTATCAGTAGGTCTAGCTTTACTAGCCCTAACAGGTATAGCTGCTGTTGCTTTTGCAATTTGTTGAGCAGTCAATGCTTGTTTATTTATTTTATTAAGCAACCTCATTGCTGATCTAGCAGTCTCAGGATTTCCTCCCTCTGCTTT